AGATTAACTAGGGCTAAACTATAGGATTAAATCTTGTAGCGTACTTCTCCACCTGAGTAATCGAAGTCTATTGGACCACGGATCCTACTGATCCAGGCCCTTCTAAACCTGATGTTCCCAAGTAGAGAAACCAGCGATCTTGAACGACCACCACGTTGTAAGAGACTCAGTCTTGATGTAAAGGCAGCCAGGATCCTGACCTGCTCCGCTCGCTCCACCAGCCTACTTCTTCCGAGCTCACCTCTAAGGCTAGGGACTGTGTGCATCACTTGATCGCTAAAGAAGTTCATAAGTAAGGCGAACTCGAACCTCCCAACACTCTCGGGGATGTAGATCTCGTTCTCGCCATCAAAGAAATCCAGATTCGTGATCGAGACGTCATCTTCCTCTGGTACGGAACTTCTTAAGGCTTTAAGTGTCTGTTCAACTTAAAGAGCAGTGGCCTGTTGCTGTCATCTCTTAAGTGTGCTTCAAAATCTTGGTAGTTGGTATAAACTGAAGGACTAAAGTATATATTCTTGTCTGTGAAAAGTGTCTGCTGAACAGCCTTCCACTTATTCATATCGAATTTCAATGGGGGCACATTGAATCCGAACTTTGAAAAGAGATTGTAAGTCTCTTTACCACCATAAGTGTGTGTGTGGAAGGCCCGCCCCTTCATTTTGAAGAGGCGCCATGGCATCTCAACTCGCTCTCGGTGAAATCTTGCTGCATTTAACTTCAAATTGTCGTAGACTTTGGTGAAGGCATTATCCCAATAAAGCTCTGAGTACTGTCTATGTGTACGCAGTCTGTACATCCAGAGCCTCGCGGTTCCTGTTATCTGTATCTGTAACTTGATTGACAGGTCGTCACGCGGTAGAATACTTACTGGTAATCTTTGTATTGTGGAAGTATCTGCGCAGTTATTAATTAACCAGAATGCGTCGTATAGTAACATTGAGAGAACGTATCTGGTTTTTAGATTCGCATAGTTTTCGAAGAAAGCCATTTTCAATCTGGTGATGTGGTCATCCAGTGTCTTAACTTTCG